CGAGCAGCGATTTATTGATCCGGGCTACCGACTCATTATTCATGATGATGTAGGAAGGGGCAAAGTCAGCGTCCGACAAAGCGGCCAGGTAATCCATGATCTGCTTGATGTCGGCGGTTTCGCTCGTTGTGGTGCTACCGGTAGCGGCGGCAACAACGGCGTCCCAGAATACGCTATTTTCTTTTTTGTAGAAGTCCCTGAGTAACAGGCGAGGCAGGGTGGATTGCATCCAGGGCAGGGAGCGGGCCATTTGCTTGGAAAACCGCGTAAAGCCGGCGATGTAATCGTTCACCACTTTCACCTCCGTGAAGTCGTAGTCCCGCTGGTCTTTGTCGGCACCTTCGGTTTGAACGCCGATCGTACCTTCGCCGGCACCCTCACGGTACTGGACATACAATCCGGTATCGGAATGCACCACCGGGATCAGGTCACGGAAATTGATTTTCTGGGAAGGAATGATCGCCTGACGGCCGCTGTAGGTAGCTACGCTGTCGCCGGTTAAATTGCTGCCCAGCGTCATGTCACCCACCGTTTTTACTTCCATGCGGAAGGGTTGGCCTTTTTTTACTTTGGCAATCGAATCAAAGTTCTTTTCCACTTCCGAGGCGAAATTCTCCATAAAGGATTTGCCCTTCTGTGTGTTGTCTTTGATTTGCTTGCTGTCGGCAATCAGCCTGTCCAGGGCCTCCTGGTTGGCTTTGTCGGCTTCGTCTTTTTTTACTTGCCAGGCTTTGATTTCTGTAATGCCTTCTTCTAAATTCTTAGTGGAAGGAATGCTGGCTTTTAAGTCTTCGATTTGCTTTTCAACAGATTTAATCTGTGCCGCTACTTCTGCTTTGGTTTTTTCGGTGGCAGCTCTTTCGAGGTTGGATTTCAGTTCATCCAGCTGCGCTTTCAGTTCTTGCTCGTTCATTTGTCTTGCCTTTAAAATTGTTATTGTATGTTTTTAAAACATCCACAACATTTGTTTCCGGCTCGACTGCTTTAACGGCGGGTTGAGTGGCTTCTATAAATAGTTGTTGAAGCTTGTCTGTGAGTTGAGAGATTTTCATTTCTATCAACTCGTATGATTCATCGGAAAGATGCCCTGCTTTAAACATTTTATGCAGCTTCCCTAATTCATCCATTGTTTTTTGATACTCGCTCAACACTTCTTCTTTGGTGAGCGACTTGCCTACCGATAAGGTAGGCGTGTTCGGGTTGGCGCCCCACAAAACGGCGCTGCCCTCGTAGAGTAAGATTTCTTTGATCAGGCGGTACTCGTTGTTTTTATCAGCGTTGACGGGCTCTGATTTGATGGTGCGAAAGCCAACGGAGTGCTGGTTGATGGTGCCGGTCTTGTAAAATTCCAACACATCATTCCCCCAGGTGGTGTTGGGAATATCGGTCACCCCCACCAGGTAATCGCCTTCCATATAGAGTTCCGAGAACTTGCCCACGGCATTCTTTAAAGAAGCATTGTGGTCGGTCAGATGCCAGATCAAATTCGACCCCTGCGGCCCCCTTTCCCGGATGGTTTTGGTGTAGGCCGATTTGTCGATTACATCATTATCCAGGTCTTTACTGCCTACCTGCGAGATGGCAATCTTGACCCTGCGGCCCTGTGTGTCAACGTCTTTAACGCTGTCACTAATATTTTTTATTTCATAGTTCTTCACGTTCGTTTTGGTTTGGTTGTTTATATAGGGTTAGGCGGAGCCTACGATTAAACTGATATGGGGACTGGCTGCGATCGGGGGCCGTAGAAGTCCTAGGATCGGGGCTACGGCGGCGGGTTGTGGTTTGGGCACTAAATTACCTGCTTCGTCCCTAGCCGCTACGGGGGCTACACTGCACCTGCAGTTCACCGTTGTGGCGGCACTGGCCTCGGGATCACCGGGAAAACGTAAAGTGTCACCACTCCTTGTATCCTGAAACGTCCCTTCAAAGTCCACCACCTGCCCGTTTAGATGCACATGGTCGGCGTGGTCTTTTAGTTTTCTACCCCTGACCCGAAAGTCACTGGCCGAGATCCATTCCTTGTTCATTACCCATTCACTCGTCTCTACTCCTGCCATTGTGCCAACGTTGGCCGCCCGGTTTACTTCTGTTCGGGTGATGCGGGCCGCCTGCACCCGGGTGAACGGTGCGCTTCTTTTCTCTAGGCGGTTAACGATTTCGTCCACGCCTAAACCCTCCGCTATGCCTTCATCCAAGATGTCCAAAAGGAGTTCCCTTGTGGTTTCGTTGACCGAAAAGGTGATCTTTTGGGTTAAAAACTGCTCCAGGTACTGCAGGATAAAGGCGATCCACTGTTCATTGAGCCCAAAGTTGCCGTCCTTGGTTTCTATGGCGGCGGAGTAACACTTACGGGACTTGGACAAGGGACGCTTTTGAGCGTTCCCCATCGCTTTAATATACCGGTGCGTTTTCCGGGCGTGTCTTTGCCCTACTTCCACGTACAGGTTTTTAACGGCCTTGGATAGCTGAGGATTGACTAAATCGGTGCGTAGGGACGCCTGAGCGGCTTCTATTCCTTTTTCCTGTATCTCCCCTATCAAAGAACTTACTTTGGCTTTTAAAGCCTGTAGAACCTTTGGGAAGTGCTTTTGTTCATAGAGCCTATTAAGGCGGATGAACTCACTGCTGTATGTCGCACGTTCCTTTGGGTTCATGTTGTTTCTATCACAAATGGCGGCCTTACGCCTGCTGAAAAATGGGTTGCTACTTCCAGTGCCTTTTTTACTCTATCTTCTGCGTCGGTTTCTTCGCTCATTGCTTTTAAGGCACCCAAAGCGAAACTTTCCCCACACCCGCAAGAATCAAAATCATCATAACTTTCGCCTACCTGATAATCACCTTCTATTTTAAAGAGCCTGTTTTTATAGCCTACCAAGAAAACACCGCCTCTTTCTGCCTCACTGTACTTTTCCGCAAATCCACCTCGCTTAAAACAATCTCTAATGCCATCTATAAACTCCGTACACATATAAGCATACAAATCTTTGTCACCGTAATACTTCGGAGGGACGAACGAAAACCTAAGCAGTTGTATCATTCTGAAAGAGCTGGTACATCCTATCACAAAATCGCCTACCTTAAATACTTTTACATCTCTTCTGTGCGTTATGTCCAACCCCGATACGCCTGCACTATCACCGCCTATTACTACTTTATCTTTTTTCTTGTCAATGAACCCGACTATACAAGTCATTTTATTAGTTGGTTTTGATTTACCACGTATCGCCGCCTTTAATATTCACGTTTTTCATTTTGCTGTTGTTCAATTAGCCGCTGCCGGTACGCCTCTCGTAGTCCCTCCCTGTAGCACTTTTCCCTTTGGCACCCCTGAATCTCTTTTTTACTCAAGGGGTACTTGCGGTACACTTCCTTTTCTATGGGATCTCTATGCCTCATATTCCCGCTTTACCCACGGCTTGATCTGCGTAGCCGTAGATTTTTTATTCTTTCCACTCAGGTAGTTGCACAGGCCTATTCCCGTAAGTAATAGAAAGAAAAACACTCCCAATCCTGTCAGAACTAAAAAGGCTGTCATATACTCGTTTTTGGTTGCGACCTTTTACGCTACGTTTTCATTATCCGGGTTCAACGCCTCGTCTACTGCGCCAATCTGATAATCCTCAAGGGGTTGACGGCCTGCGGTAGTCACCCACAATTGATCCATAAGCGGGTCTGGGTCGGCTTCTAAACCGGCCAGGGTTCTTTGTTCGTTGGGCCGTACCGCTATTAGTTTATTTGTCCAATCCAGTATCTGGTTGACATCCTCCTGCAATTCGGTGTAGACCGACACATCATAATCCACATATACATTCTGCCCGCGAAACCCCCAATCGGTCTGTAGTTTCCTATTATAATTATCCCGGTGCGAGGTAAGCAGTGGCAGGGCGGAGCGGCTGGTCAGGGCCTTTTCTGCCTCTACGACGTTATTATAGGTCTTGCTCACCACCCCAATCAGTTCCGGTGGTACTCCATAGATGGCGCATAGCAGGACAGCGTCCCATTTCTCCGCTTCTATGATCCCGAGTTCCACGGGGCTTAACCCCAGGTTGGCCACCCCCATCTTGTAGGGAGAAACCGCGATCTTGCCCTGGTTTTTGGTGCCGGTGTATTCCGAGATAAGCGCTTGCTTGGTCGCTTTGGCGTGTTGGTGCTTGCCTTGTGCGTCACTGATACCTGGTTCATCTACGTAGATCACCGCTTCCAGCCCGTTATTTTGGAACTTGGAAGAACTGGCGTCCTTGGCTGAATTGTTCCTAGTAATGGTCTTGAGGGCTGCTTTGAGCGGCGCCATCCCGTTTAGCTGCTGGTTGATGCCCCAATTGGGATTCCAGTACAGTTCGTGGGACACTTCCTCTTTAGGGTACTGGTAGATGCTGTCGGCTTCAAACTGATAGCCTACCTTGCGGGGCGGGAACCCTTTTAGGGCTAAGATCTTTGTTACCTGGCTGGGCAGGTTCCACAGTTCCTGCGGGATGCCTTTGTTGGCGCCCATATCCAAAAGGTTGGCCCATTGGTATTTATCGCCTGTAAGCAGTTTATAGCCACACCCCGCCGCTACATAGTCGTTATAGGTCTCTTCATCGTTGGGCCATTTTAAAAGCTCCATGAGCTTTCCGGTGCTGTTGTTGGCATTGGTAATCGGCTCGAGGGCTTTTTGGTGCAGGGAAAGCGCCCTTTTATATTCCTTACCGGAAAGGTTCTTTTTACGAATCAGGCCGTTGTAGGATTTCAAAGAACTTTCATCCACCACCTTATACAAGCCCCACGGGGCCACTCTGATCTTATCCAGGATGAGGTTAACGATCGAGTACACAATGTCGTTAACGCTGTAGCCGTTGTCTATGTAGCTCTTTTTATTGTCAGGGGTGGCGGTCAACTGTCCGTTGACAATGGAAAATTGCTGCCCCTGTAGTGGCAAAGCCTTTTCTTCGAGTCCTTGTATTCTGTCTTTTAAACTTTTCAAGACTTAGCCTTTTTTTATCTTCGCCTCTATACAATCGACCAACTCATTTAACTTCTCGCCGATGGCCTCCCCGATGGCTAGTAGAGTAGACCACAGGAATTCCAGGGTGGCGGACAGAAGCAGTAAGATGTGTAATATGGTTAGTTTAACTTTTATCATGTTTAATAAGCGCCGGGGATGAATACTGGGGCTAGTTCAAACCATTCCCGCATCATGAACATATCCATCATATCAGGTGAATCGCCGTTTAACTTCACCTTCATTTCTTCCTTTTTAATCAAACAAAGTTTACCATCATCGTCTTTTTTACCTTTCTTTATAGCCTTACGTTCATGTACAAATCGCTGCCTTACGGTCATTGAATCATCATACATCTGGTTAGCCACATATTCGCTAATCTTATACTCACCTTTGGCAACCGACGCCCCACTCCTATAATAACACTGCGTTTTCAGATTCTTATAGTTTTCCGGCTCGTTGGTATCAGGATTAGGTAGCGTTGATCCGTTGTTTACAAATGGCTTTGCACCTTCAATAAAACCGCTTACAAAACCTCCCACACCATCGTTATCATAGGCTATGTTGTGGTTAGGAACTTTGTGTTTTTTAGCCATTGCCACAATCGTATTGATAACTTCGTTGCCCTTGCTCTTACCTATCACAGCTATATCCACCAACTCCTTACCGTACCACACGCCAACAACGAACTTATCTGAGCCCTCTAAGGCTATATCTGCTGTGATATATCTGCCTTCTCTGTTCACCTCATATACATTATTGAAGATTCCCAAAAAGGAAGCATAGTCGTATATGTCGGCATCATTTAAAACCACTTTCCAATTGCCGTCTAACAATTGGAGTTTGGTTTGTTCATCCTGAGAGAGAAGGTTGGCTAAATAACCCGGATTGATATGTAAAAGAGCTTTGTTGTCGTATATCGAACCGGAAACAAACGCTATGGACTTGATAAAATGTCCCGCATCAATCCCTGATTTTTCAATTAATGGCTCTAAAATGTGCCACGCTTTTTCTTTTACTTCCTGCTCCGTGTCACCCCAGATGTAGTCGTTCCCCGATTTAATAAAGTACCTTACAACGCCATCCCTATCTGGTATCGGATAACCTGTTTCCTGGTCAATCCACCATTCAATGAGTTTGGCCACCCAGCTTTCCGGGTCAGGGTTGCAGGTGGCCCGTACATAAGGTTTGACCCCACAGGTGGAACGGTTACGGCTAAGCAGGTAGAAGAACATCTTTTCTGAAAAGTGGGTCAGTTCATCAAACCCGATAAAGGGGATTTGTGAGCCCTGCCAGTCCAGTACGTTCTTTTCGTGTTCCAGGTGGCTGAACTTTAGCTTGCCACCTTTGGGAAAGATCCACTCTAAAAAACTTTCCCTGGATGCTGCACCTACGTATGGGTAAATCTTCATGGAGGTATCCCATAGGCCCCCTTCGTTGCGAATCTGCGGGCTGGTGCGCCTGAAGATCACGCCCCCCCATGAGGGGTTTTGAATGTGCCTCAAAAACTCCAAAAGCAAGGTATAGGTCTTGCCTACTCCTGCTGCTGCACCTCCGATAACTATATCTGCCGAACTACAAAGAGCTTTCTCCTGATAACCCGTCTGAGGCCGTATTACTATCTCTGCCATTATCAGGTAGTTTGAATATATGGACAGGGTTTACATCGTTCCCATCGTTATCAGTAAATCCTTGTTCTATCTTATCCCTCCATTTCTTCTTTTGCCGATTCTTCAGCCAAAAGATGGCAGCGACTGCATCTGGCGGGTAAATCTTTTTTATGGGTATTCTTTCGATGTACTGCTCATTGGTTTCTCTGTCAAACATGACTTTGATTTCTTCGCTGTCATGCTCAAAACCCATAGCCCTTTGATAAAGACGGTCTGCGACCTCTGCATCTGCCAGTATCTTTCCCTTTTTTATGGACTCGGAAAATTCAGGATGAACCTTTTTCCATTCGTTAATTGTATCCTCACATACTTCGAAAAAGTCAGCCAGTTCTTTATCCGTAGCACCTAGCTTGCAGAGCTTTTCAGCCTGCATATTGTATTCTTCTCTATAGTCTGTTGGCCTTCCTGCCATGTCTTATCTCTCAAAGGGTCTGGTTTCGCTTAAATAGCTTCTCACTTGGTTTAGAAAATCGTCCTGTTCCGCCTCTTCTTTCTGCCACTGCTCAAAGCGTTCAAAGTTTTCCCGCTCTGCCTTCCTGGATTGATGAAGAAGGTACAGGGCGGCACCGCTTAACACTATGGCTATAACTGACCACGGCATAGAACCTTTATTGTAGTTGGGGAGGAAAGAAAAAATAATGAAGGGCCGCTACATCTTACAGGACGTAGGACGGCCCTCTTTGACCAATTGCCATTGCTTCTGCTTCTGTCAGTGTAGGTGCTACATGAACAAATGCGGGTATGGGAATACCCGGCGGGAAGATGGTGACTAAATTAGTTGGGCTCATATTTTTTTCTTTTCCAAAACCAACTGTTTTAGAAAAATCGGATCTTTTTTGTAAGACCCGTTACACACAATAAAGTTCCCACCTATTTTTAAGCTTTCCACTATAATTTCTTATAGTTTTTTTACACAAAACATTCTGCTTTTCCCTTTTTCGGTTTTATATTAACCCAAAAATTCATCCATGCGACTGACCCTAGTTTTGCTATTGCTGCCTTTTTTCGGCTTTTGCCAACAAAAAAAGGACACGAAGATACTGGTTACGGTACCCGATTCCATTTCCTTACGACAGGTGACCCGGGCCTTTTACGAGGCGGGGTTTTCCCTGGATCAAAAAGACGAGGAAGTGGGCTTTTGGGAATCCAAGGGCAAGCTGTTGGAGGAAGTAGGCGCCCAGGTGAAAGTCCGGTGCTTAAAAAAAGACTCCACCCTCACTTTTACGGCGCAGTACAACTGGTCAGCCTTTGATAAGGACTGGTCAGAGGTCTCTTACCAGGGCATGAAAGGCTCGGTACTAATGCGTAGCTGGCGGGCCATGCAGGAGGTAGCTGGCAAGATCGGGGGCACTATCCGCTATGGTAGGTAGCCTTAGGCTGCTTTGTTTTGATCCAGCTGGCGGATTTTCTCTGAATAGTAAAAGACCAATTCGGTGCGGTTCTTTACATGTACTTCCTGCATCATTTCCACGATCCGCTGGATAACCCGGGCTTCGCTTAAAAAGACTTTGGGGGCGATTTCCTTGGAGGTCAGCCCTTTGGCTAAATAGACCAGGATATTTAGGTCGGTGGGGTCGAGGTGGGGGATACTCATAAGATGTAGTTTTTTTGGTAGTTTAGAAGGGGTTGTGGTTAGTCGGCTTTGGGGTGCTGTAAGGCTGTTAATCGCCAAAAAGGATAGAAACACAAATCGGGCTACTATCTGGAAACTCCTTGCCGGTTAAAATCCAACGGAGGGTATAAACTGGCAGTTCAATCAATATGA